CATGGCAGCTTTATGACACGTTCCCAAACAACTGTGAAACACCTCATCCTTTGTGGCCGAGAAAAAACAGTTACGACAAACTCAATCCCGCTTTTAAGGATGTCGTTGACTTTGGATGTTCTGTTCAGGAAAAACGCGGCTTAAAGGAATCCTCAGTACGTCGTGCAAAATTTGAAGCCACTTCATTCTTCCTTGCAATGCAGGATCAGGGATGCCAGCGTATTGAGGATATCAGTGAGAGTGCTGTCATCCATTACCTTCGAACAGGGACATCAAACAATGGAAGGACAAAACTTCCCGGCCTTTCGCTTTTCATGAGGGACTGCATCCCGCAGAATCCTTATGAATACCGCAGAATATATGGACTTATACCTATAAAGTATGGGGCCCGTAAAACCATACAGTTTCTTACAGTTGAAGAAAGCATGGCATTTCAGAGTGCTCTTGAGGATTTAAGCAACACCCTTTCCCTTAAGCAGCGCGCAATCGGAACCCTGCTTTTTTATACCGGGATGCGTAGCTGTGATGTGGCAAATCTGCAGCTGGAATCCATAGATTTGCAGAACGGGATCCTGCAGTTTACGCAAATAAAAACAGGCGTTGCCGTAAGGCTTCCACTCCTCCCGGTCGTGGGAAATGCCATATATGATTATTGCACAATGGAACGCCCTTCGTCTGACTCACCGTTTTTGTTCCTCGGTGAGTTTGCGCCTCATCACCCGATTACATCCAAGGCGATCCCATGGGTTGTAAGTAAAATCATGGATTTGGCGGGTATACGAACCGGCAAGGGAGACCGTCGCGGCACCCATCTTTTCCGCCATCGAGTGGCTACGGTTATGGCGGAAAACAATGTCCCGGCTCCTGTTATCAGCGCAACATTGGGGCAGACAAATCCAAAGTCATTGGATTCTTATCTGTCTGCTGACATAACGCACCTTCGGGAATGCTCATTGAGCATAAAGGAATATGCGATTCGGGAGGAGGTGTTTGACATTGTCTAAATTCAGTGAGACCCGTAATGATCTCTTCATGAAGTTCATTGATTACAGGACTGCCTGCAATCTTTGGAATACCGGATATGAAATGAACCTGACCTATTTTGACAGGTTCTGTACCGAGCATTTCCCCCTGGACAAAGGAATCACGCAAGGCATGATCGATGGCTGGTGTACGCAGAGGGATACCGAAAACAAAACATCACTGATAGGAAGGACTCTCTCGGTGCGGAAGCTGATTGAATATCTCAATGAAAGAGGGCTTGTAAATCTCACAATACCGGAAATGCCTCCGCTTCCGCCCAAACAGCATGTTCCTCATTCCTTTACTGACGAGGAACTCAGAAACTTCTTTACGGAATGTGATGCGAGGGTTTTGTCGGCAAAGGGTACCACCAAGAGGTTCAGGGCACTTGAGATGGCAGTAATGTTCCGTCTGCTCTACAGTACGGGCATGAGGACAACCGAAGTCCGGCTTCTCCGCGTGATAGATGTTGACATTCCTCATGCCGTAATAAATATCCGGAAGTCAAAAAATAGTATTGAACACTTTGTTGCACTGCATCCCGAAACAGCCGCCTTACTGGAGAAATATGACGCTGTGGCGGAAAAGGTTATGCCTGGCAGAAAAATATACTTTCCCTATAAGGATGCTTCAACGCCGTTAACAGCAGACATGGTCACCTGGGAGTTCCACAAGGTATGGGATTCTGTAAATACCGTGAATGCCGTTCCGTATGATTTCAGGCATAACTACGCTATACAGAACATCAATTCGTGGCTGTCCGCAGGCTTTGACTTCAATGACAAGTTTCTTTACCTGAGTAAAAGCATGGGGCACACATCCTTGGAGAGCACCCGCTATTACTATTCCATAGTTCCTGCTTTAGCTAATATCATCGAAGAGAAGAGCGGTGGCAGCTTCGACGACATCATTCCGGAGGTGCCTGACTATGAAGAATAACAAAGAGGCTGTTGAGCTTGCCCGCTATATCAGCACTTTTATTTCCGAGTATGCTCCATCTCAGCTAACAAACAGCGACCACACCCTGCGCTCATATGAATCTGCGCTCTCACTATACATCAGTTATCTCGAAGATAACTGCAGCATTACTGCTGATAAATTCACTAAGGATTGCTTTGACCAGCAGCACATAGAGGGATGGATGACGTGGCTGGCAGATACAAGAGAATGCAGTGCAGTCACATGTAACAATCGGTTGTCTGCGATGCGTGCGTTTACCAGGTATCTCTCTTCAAGGGATTTAAAATATCTTGCTTTGGATACGGGTGCATCTGCAGTGTCTTACCGTAAAACAATAAAGAAAAAAGTAGTCGGCATGTCACGTGAAGCAGTAAAAGCTATTTTGGCAGAACCCGACCCAAAAACAAAAGTCGGGCTTCGAGACCTTACTTTGATGATAACCCTCTATGGTACAGCTGCAAGAATAAGTGAACTTTTATCAATTCGCATAGGCGACTTGCACTTGGATGATCCGAAACCGTACGTTATTATCACAGGAAAAGGCGGAAAAATCCGTACTTTATATCTTCTTCCCAAAGCCGTTGGATTTCTCCGGTTATATTTGAAAAGATATCATGACGGTTCTGGTGACAAGGATGATTACTTGTTTTACTCATCAATCCACGGAAAATCAAGTGCACTTTCACAGCAGGCTGTCTTTAAACTTCTAAGGAAATATGCTGCTGCCGCCCATGAGAAGTGTAATAGCGTTCCGCTTGAATTGCACGCGCATCAGTTCAGGCACGCAAAGGCCACACATTGGCTTGAAGATGGTATGAATGTGGTTCAGATTTCATTTCTTCTCGGTCATTCCTCCGTAGAAACAACGATGGTATACCTTGATATAACTACGGAGCAGGAGATGGCGGCACTGGCGACCATCGAGGGAGAAAAAAATCAGAAAGTGTCGGCAAAATGGAATCCCCAAAAAGATACACTTTCTGAACTGTGTGGTCTCAGGAAACCAAAGTCATAAAACAATATCTTCACCTTTTTTGACAGGGAATACCTGAAATGAGGGGTATTCCCGAAAGGTGGAGATATGTTTTTAGTTGTGATAAATGGACTTATTTTAACGTTAAAATAAGTCAAAATCCTCTTGCGTTGCCACCTGCCGGTACTCATCGTCGCAGAAGTCGTTCCCGGACTCAATGATCATATCCATCACAGTCCCCTCATCCAGCTCTTCCAGCTCAGACAGTGTCAGTCCCATCTGCTTCGCCCTCAGGAGAAACACTGCCGTGTTTACTTCCCGCTCCGTTGGGCGGCTTCTTTTTTTGGTTTCGAAGTTGTCCTCCGCGATCCAAGATAGAGCGTGACGAATTCCTGCATATGCAGAAACAACTCTGCCCCGTCAAACTGATCCGCCCATTCGAGGAAGGCGTCCACGTTCAGGGTATTCATGTCCCGTTTCTCTGCCTGCGCGTTCATGATAAAAGCGAGTTTGTCTCCGACCGTCATATCCGTCTGGTCGTCCTCGCTGTTCTCCATCTTGTTCAAAAGAATCATCAGATCCTGATGAAATACCTGTTTATATCTGTAAGCCGTGGTCCCCGTGGCGAGAAACGGGAACTTCTTCTCTGACCCGTCAACGAGCCGGAGAGAAATTTCCTGATACATACGCTCTCCTCCTTATCACTTACTGGAACTGGATGTGGTTGTGCTCGTCGTGCTGGTCGATGCTGTGCTTGTAGATGCACTGGCCGCAGCAGGTGTGTAGACCTTGCTGTACCAATTCTGATAAGTAGCATCCGCCGTATCCGCACCAGAACGGGCTTTGACGATGTTCTTGCCAAGCGTTGCATCCTTGATGCTGGTGGCATTGATGGTCAGGCTCTCGGTCTGGACCTCAATAGAATCCTCCTTTGTGGAAGACGCCACGGAAGGTCTCGATGCCGTACAGTTGTACATGACATGACGGATCTCGTTCACATCGCCGTCAAACTCAAAGAGCAACGCAAAGTGGATCGGCTGCGCATCCGCATCCTCGATCAGAACACCGTTGCCATCCTTAATCTCTCCGAGGACGTTCTCCCGGAAGTCCTCCGGTACCATTGCTGACTCGAAGTCTCCGTTGTAGCCGCTGTTCGCATTGGTGACAAAGTACTGCACGCCGTCTGCCCAGAAGATCGTCTGGTCTCCCTGAGCGTCCAGCGAAAGAGATACAGCACCCGGCCACGCCACCGGATCCGCAAAGGTGGCCGTGCCATCCTCGGCAATCGTCGCGATGGCATAGTGTACATTTTTAAGGTTGTACTTAACCTTGTTCTTTTTACTTCCCATTTCATGCCTCCTGTTCAAAGGAATACAAGACCTCGTAGAGCTTCTCCGACTCTATCCAGGTCTCCGTCTTATCAAAGAAGATGTCGTTCTTCACGAGCAGATCTTCCAGTTTCTTTTCTGTCTCCGGATCCTTCCGATCCGTGTAGAGCTCGATGTCGGTTTCCGTAATCGAGAAATACACCGCGCCATCTGCAGCGAAGTTGTCGCTGTTTGGATACCGAAAACAAATGAAGGGAGGATCTGGACCCTCTCCCTCGGCAAAATGGTCGTAGGCAAAGGGAAGTCCCAACTCCTCCAGAATTTGTATGATCTTATCCATTGCTTCCTCCCGGTCTCAGCCCTTCAGTTCCTTTTCAATCTCATCCGACAGCTTTCCGGTGATCTCTTCCTCGACCGGAGCGATATGAGGAGTGCCCTCGACTCGCCCGCCTCCACGCTTGGCATGGCCTTTTTCCAAAAGATGCGTGAGTCCATAGATCTTGTTATGAACGACCACCTCAGCCCCGATCGCTGATTCCTTCTGGACGGTAGAACGCCAGCCCTTCGCATACTTTCCAGTGCGTTTCGGTGACTTTTCCTTCAGTTCCTTTACGGCTTCCTTCCCGGCATCCTTGATCTCCTGCTTTACGATGTCGTTCACATCGTCGGCATAATCCGAGAGTGTCTTCTCGACCGTCGCCGCAAGATCATCTACCTTTACCTTCATCGCTTCACCTTCTCGCACTTGAATTTAAGACTGTTGTGCTTAAATCCCATCGGATCAATGGCGGTGACGTTATAGATCGCATCTCCCAGGCGGATCCGAATCTTTGTGGAATCGAGTCCTTCAAGGCACTTTGCATAACGGACCGTAAAGTCAATCGCATCCGTGCTGTTGGTAGTCCCGGCCTCCTGCTTTTCGGACCCTCCACTCTGAACCGGTGTCGCCCAGCAGGTGTAGAAGTCGACCCATGTATTGGCGTGGTTGCCGTACTTATCCTTCACGACCTCGTTCTTCTGGATCGTGACACGGACATTCATTGCCGCGATATTCATCTCCCACCTCCATCAGAACCTCGGGTCCCGTTCTCCGAAGAGAAGGTTCCGGAGTGTGATCGTCAGTGCGTGATGATCAGCTTCTTCCCGATGCTCGTTGATGTAAGCGAGAGAATACAGCACTGCCACCGTGACAATCGGACTATCGTCTTCACCAAGACTGTCCTTCCGGAGAACCGAAGCGACTAGGCTCTCGGCGGCATCCAGTTCCTGCTGAATGATGTCGTCTTCATCGTTCGAATCGACCCGGAGATATTTCTTTGCTTCATCCAGTGAGAACATCACTGCCTCCCTTCCAGCCAGAAAGAAAGCCCAGGGCTGTGACACCCCGAGCTCTCAACATTACTTTGTTACAACTGCGGATCAGGCAGATGCGCCTGCCTTCATGATCTGCACGGCCTCCGGCAACACCAGAAGACCATCGACACGCTCCTTTGCAACGTAACCGATCATACCGTTGCCTGCGAAGAGCTCGCGAAGCTCCTGCATGGAACGAGTGCCGCGATCGCCGATGTTGTAGTAGCTGTAGTCGCCGAATGCCATCACAGGCTTTCCGGCGGCAAGCTCCGGTGCAAAGGCGCTGGTGTGAACCGCATAGCCAAGGAGTCTGTCCGGCTCTCCTGCCTGATAAGACGGCTGCCAGATGTAAGCTCCGTTGTTGTCCTTCAGCTTTCTCAGCGCCGCAAGGGTCTGGTCGTTCATGATGAATGCTGCCTTCTTACGGTAAGGGCGCTTCAGAGCATACACGAGATCCAGAACATCATCGGTGCCGAGCTTGGTCCCGGTGAGGGTCTTTGCGACGGTGCCACCGTTCGCCTCATCAAAAAGGCCGGTCGGCTTGCCCTTGCCATCGCCGTTCAGGAAGGCATCCTCCTCGGCGTTTGCAATCGCAATACCGAACTGGGTCGTGATGTAGCTTGCGAGGTCAAACATGGAGTCGTAGAGCAGCTCCTCGGTAACCTTCACTGCCACGTGCAGCTTGTGGGCATCGAGAATCTTCTGACCGAACTTTGCATCTGTAAACTGGAGAGCGCCGCCCTCTTCGATCCATGCAGCCGTAGGCTTGGCACCTGCGATGTTGATCTTGTGCTCACCGGAAGTGGTGATCTGAGTAGCAAGGCCTCTCATGATGTTCTCTTCATTCAGGACATCGATCAGTCTCGAATCCCACTCCTCCGGTACAAGGTAACCGCCATCGGCATCTACGCCCTCCTGCAGGATGTCAGATACCTGATGGAAGTTCGTGCGCATGGCGGTCAGCATATCCTTCGCATACTGATCGGAAGCGCGGCCCTTCTTGACCTTCTCACCAGTGCTGGTCGGCATGTTAGAAAGCGGAGCCGAGGTCGGCTGGTTCAGCTGTGCCTCAATGGCTGCCTGACGGTTCAGGCGGTCGATCTCTTTGGTAAGATCGGTGATCTCCTTCTCCATCCGGTCATAGGTTTCCCCATCTGCCGCAGAGAGGACACCGTTCTCTCCCCTGTGAGCCTCGAGGAAGGACTTCGCCGCCTCCCACGCTCTTGCTCTCTTTGCAATCAAATCCTGTACGTTCATATGTGTTTTCCTCCTCACATCATTGTGCGCAGCAGATTCAGGCGCTCCATGAGAGCATCCACGCTCCGGCCTTCCTCTGCTTTACTGGTTACTGCGTAGTGTTTCTTCACCTTGTTGGTGAAGTCAGCCGCCATTTGGCGACTGGAATAAAGGAATCCTGTGTGGATCAGATCCTTGTCCTTCTTCTCAGGATCCTCGGATTCCTGTGCCGGCTGATCCTCCTGTTCCTTGGATTCCTCCGGCTCTTTCTCATCCGGATCACCCTCGTCCGGCACTTTCTTTGCCTGCTCGTCTTCATGGTAAAGATCCGGGCGTTCCATCACGCGGTCTGCAAAATGAAGCTCGACCGCCTTGTTGGCGTCCATCCAGGTCTCATCATCCATGAGCTTTGAGAGCTTGTTCTTGGAAAGACCGGTCTTCTTCACGTAGGCATTCAGGATGGAATCCTTCACGGAATCCAGCATAGAGATCGCCTGCGCCAGATCATCCTTGTCGCCCATCGCCATCGTGGACGGGTTATGGATCATCAGCATCGAAACAGGCGAGACAAGTACCTCATCGCCTGCCATCGCAATCACAGAGGCTGCAGAAGCCGCAAGACCATCGATCTTCACCGTGACCTTCCCGCCGTAAGACAGGAGCATGTTGTAGATCTGTGCTGCCGCCCAGACATCGCCGCCGGGAGAGTTGATCCAGACCGTAATCGGGCCTTTCCCGGAATCGAGATCGGACTTAAAAAGAGCCGGAGTGACGTCATCGTCAAACCAGCTCGCAGAAGCGATCGTTCCGTTCAAAAACAGAGTGCGTTCCGCAAGGCCCGGATCTTCACCATCCGGTGCCTTGTTGCGCACCCACTTCCAAAACTTGTTCATGAGTTCCTCCTTCCCCTTCTGCGGGGTTTTGTATTTTGGGTATCCTCCTCCGGTTCCTGTTGCGGATCAGTCTCTTCCTGCTCAGGAGGATCCGTACCACCATTCGAACCGCTCTGCTGATAAGCTGCCCCTGCTGATTTCAAAGGCGTCATGCTGCCGTTCACGAGAAACAGGTTTCCTCCCTCTTCATCCGGGACAAGATCCATGTTCTCCAGTCGCCGCACATCATTTACGCACATAAAACCGTTACTGATGCCGGTCGCATAGCCCTGCATCCGGGAAGCGTAGTTGCCACGAAGAAGCCCATCGACATTGAACCTCGCGTAGTAGACCATCTTCTCCTCTTTGGTAAGAAGCGACCGGGAGATCGCCGACTCGATTCGGGTCAGCCAAGGCTGTAGGCTATAAGTCACAAATTCGAGCGACTGCTCCTCGATGTTTGAAAAAGTCGCGTGCTCAAGGTCTCCAATCATATGGGGAGGCACCCTGAAGATTCGTGCAATCTCATCAATCTGGAACTTTCTCGTATCGAGAAACTGTGCTTCCTGCGGGTTGATGGAGATTGGCGAATACTTCATCCCTTCCTCGAGGACGGCTACCTTCCCGGCATTCTGACTGCCGCCGAATGCTGCCTGCCAACTGTCTCTCACCTTCTCCGGATCCTTCAGGATGCCCGGATGCTCGAGAACACCGGATGGCGCTGCTCCGTTCTCAAAGAACTTACTGCCATATTCCTCACAGGCCATCGAGAGCCCGATCGAGTTCTTTGCCATCGCAATCGGACTGTATCCGACAAGGCCATCGAAACCGAGCCCCGGGATCTGCATCACCTCATGGGGAGAGAGCTTTACGATCGTCTCCTTCATCGTCGGCGCATCGGATCCCTTGGACCAGAGGTACTGGTAATAGATGTGCCCGTTCTCATCGCGGTCCACGGTCATGCGGTTTGGCATCAGAGGATACAGCGCTGTGACTTCTCCCTTGCCGTTCCGGATGATCTGCACAAAGCCATTACCCCACAGGAGAAGATGTGTCATGAGGGTCTCCCAGAAGGAATAGGCTGTCATCTCTTCGTTTGGCTCGCTATGGAGAAGGAAGTACAAAGGATGATCCGTTGCCTTTACCTTGCTGCCATCCTCTTCCTTGTAGAGGTGAAGCGGCAGGCTGGCCACAGCTTCTGCAAGCACCCGGACGCAGGCATACACCGCAGTCACCTGCATGGAGCTTCGCTCCGTCACGGTCTTTCCGGAAGAAGTATGTCCGTAATAAGCCCGGTACACGCTCCCGGATGTCATATCCTGCGGATCCGCTCTCGCCTTCCTTCTATGGAATAAATCCTTAAATCCCATCGATACTTCCTCCATCAAAATGTGATCAGCCCCCGGCTGTCGTAAACACTCTCTGCATGTTCCTGCCGGATACAGCGATCCAGCGCCATAATTGCAGCGACGATGCCGTCGATTTTTTCAGGCGATTTTGCCTTCGTGGGCTTCACGTTGTCAGCTGCGTCTCGATCAACCACCACGTTCAGAGCCATCCACTTAAGGACCGGATTGCCGCCGTGGATGATCTTCCCCTCCATCATCAGCTTGTAGAACTCTTTCGTTGGCGGGCTCATGTCCTTAAACCCCTGCCCGAAGGGAATCATTGTCATCCCATCGTCCTGCAGGTTAATGATGAGCTGGGTGGCATTCCAGCGGTCGACCGCGATCTCCTTGATGTTGTAGATCTTGTAAAGGTCGAGGATAAACTTCTCGATAAAGTTGTAGTCGATCACATTTCCCTCGGTCGCTTTCATATACCCCCGCTTCACCCAGACATCATAGGGGACCGATGCCCGGCGCACCCGGATCGGAATGGTGTCCTCCGGTACCCAGAAGAACGGAAGGCAGATGTATTTCTCTGTCTCGTCCCTTGGCGGGAACATCAAAACCAGTGCGGTGATATCACCGGTGCTCGAAAGGTCGAGACCGCCGTAGCACTCCCTTCCCCGGAGGCTGTCCAGATCAATCGGTTCATTGCCCTGATCAAAGACCTGCTCCGGAATGAAGGCGGTCGTACTGGATACCCACATGTTGAGTCGGAGCTGTTTGAACACAGCCTCCTCTGCCGGGTTCTCCATCGCCTCGTGGTAATGTTCCCGGACACGTTCAATGTCGATCGTCTGCCCGAGACTTGGATTTGCCTTGTACCAGTTCTTCTCATCGTGCCAGTCTTCTCCTTCTTCCAGTCCATAGACGACTGGATAAAAGGTATGATCCACTCTCTGACCGGAGAGGATATCTTTTGCCTTTTGGTGCAGCTCATAGCAGATTGAATTCTTATCTGTACCCGCCGTTGTAATAAGGAAATACAATGGCTGTTCACGTGCATCACCAGACCCTTGTGTGAGTACATCGAAGAGTCTTCTAGTGGGTTGCGCGTGAACCTCATCGAACACAAGCCCGGATACATTCAAGCCGTGTTTCGTTCCTACCTCTGCCGAAAGCACCTGGTAGAATCCGGCATTCGAATAGTTTACGATGCGCTTGCTGGCTGCCATGATCTTAGAGCGCTTCAGGAGCGCCGGTGTCATGTTCACCATCTGGTGGGCGACATCAAAGACAATGGATGCCTGCTGCCGGTCTGCCGCGGCACCGTAGACTTCAGCGGATGGCTCGTTGTCTGCATAGAGAAGATACAAAGCCACCGCAGCAGCAAGCTCTGACTTTCCATTCTTCTTTCCAATTTCGATGTAAGCTGTCCGGAACTGCCGGTTCCCGTCGGGCTTCACGATCCCAAAGAGATCCCGGATGATCTGTTCCTGCCACGGAAGGAGCCAGAAACGCTTTCCGGCCCACTTGCCTTTGGTGTGTCGGAGCATCTCGATGAACTTCACAGCCCGGTCTGCTTTCGACGCATCATAATGGGACGTCGGCAGCATGAACCGGGTTGGCTGATAGTCCGTGAGCTTTGGCATATCCTCAGGACGTACCTCCATTACGGATCACCCCCTAAGAGCTCGTCCATCTCATCACCCGGGCTTGTTTTTCCGGCATCCGCAATCAGCCGCGATCTCGAGGCCGGAGTCAGACCGAACTCCGTCGCAAACTTTCCCATCTGCTTCATATAGGTCTGAGCGATCGACACCTGCGGGACCTGCTGCCAGTATCCGGAAGGTGTCCGCACGATCGAACCGTGCTGGCTGATGAACTCCTCTGCTTCCTTCCATCTGGCATAGGACTGGCAGTATCCGGCGAAGGCTGCCATGTCGACTTCTGTAAGGATTCCAAGAGCCTCCATCTTCTTCGAAAGTCTATGCCATTCCTTTCTGGCATCTTTATCGAGCCACTTCGGACAGGCAGGTGCTTTCCGCTCTGGCTTTGGCTCGTTCTCATTCAGTTTTCTTTTTCCCGGATTCCCTTCCAGCTCCTTGATCGCTGTCGGAGTTGGCTTTCTTCCTCTTGTCGCCATAGGGAACACCTCCTTTCTGTCCATCAAAAAAGGACCGCCGAAGCGATCCCATTCCATGTGGTGTGTATGTGTACGAGAGAAAGAGCCTTGCGGCCCTCCTCCCGGAATTTGTTATCTGTTTCTTTTAGTTCAGGCTGTGCAGGATAGCTGCTACCGCAAGCTGCGCGTTTTCCGTTTCCGGCTCGACGTCCCAGCCCCGGTCGTATCTTACGGCCGGGAAGTCGCCAAGGCGAACCTCCAGCTTACTGACCCTGCCGCCCTCAATGCCGTAATCCTCACTTGGCTCTCCGTATGCCTTTGCGCTGTAGGTGAATGTCTGGTTCCCGATCTTAATGCTTCCTTTGTTCCACATGGTCTTTGTCCTCCGTTTTCTTGGTGTGCCTTTTCCTTTGGCATGTACATATATCACTCTGCGCCGGGTATATAGCAAGGAGAACCGACGAATATATGCCACAAAGATCAGCCTTAGAATCTATGTATCTTTCTACGAGGAAGAGGCCCCCTTTTGCGGGGCTTCCTCCCTTGGTTTTTTAGTCCAGGGCAATCCTGAAGGCATGGCCTTTCTCGTAGCCTTTACCGTAGAAGTCCTTCCGGAGGTTGACCTCGACCATCTCGCCGATCGTGCAGCCGGCCTCTTTAAAAAGCCAAAGCGTCTCGACCGCGTCCGTTGCCCGGCAGGAGTAGGTGAAGGCCTTGATGCCGTTCTCCTTCATGCAGGTGGTGATGGCTTC